ATTTAATGCCGGTTTAAAGCCAGACCCGCTCTTGAATATCTCGGAATGGGCAGACAAATACAGGGTTCTTTCGCAAAAAGCCTCGGCAGAACCGGGAAAATGGCGAACTTCACGAACGCCATATTTAAAAGAGATTATGGACTGCCTTTCTCCGTATTCGGGAATTGAGCGCGTTGTTTTTATGAAAGGCGCTCAAATCGGCGGAACAGAGGTAGGAAATAATTTTTTGGGCTATATCGTGCATTTATCCCCAGGGCCGGTTATGCTTGTTATGCCAACGGTGGACGGAGCAAAAAGAACATCTAAAACCCGTATAGACCCGATGTTTGCTGCAATTCCTGAATTAAAGTGCGTTATCAGCGACCGTCGTTCCAAAGACGCCAGCAATACAACCTTGATGAAAGAGTTTCAGGGCGGTGTATTGGTTTTAACCGGTGCGAACTCCGCCATTGGCTTACGTTCTATGCCGGTACGCTATATTTTTCTTGATGAGATAGACGCATATAAAGGAGATGTCGAGGGCGAAGGAGATCCTGTCAATTTGGCAATCAAGCGAACAAGCACCTTTAACCGCCGTAAAATTTTTATGGTTTCCACGCCGACAATCCAAAGCGTGAGCCGAATAGAATATGAGTACGAGCAATCAGACCAACGTCATTATATGGTACCGTGTCCTTATTGTAATAAAAGGCAGTTGCTTAAATGGAAACAAATCCATTGGGAAGATGATGACCCGCAAACGGCTGTTTATATTTGCGAATATTGCGGCGGTATAATTGAGGAACATCACAAAACGTGGATGTTGGAGAATGGAATTTGGGAAAAATCCAATCCGAGCAGTAAAATTGCCGGGTTTCATTTATCTTCTTTATATTCGCCGGTTGGCTGGTTTTCATGGGCTGACGCGGTTAAACAGTTTTTAGATGCCAAAAACAAGGATAATCTGTTGAAAGTCTGGGTTAATACCGTTTTGGGCGAAACTTGGCTTGAAAAAGGCGAAGCTCCTGAATGGCAGGTTCTCTTTGATAAACGCGAAGATTACCGGCAAGAACTTGTCCCGAGTGGCGGTTTATTCTTAACTGCCGGCGCAGACGTCCAAAAAGACCGTATAGAGTGTGAGGTTGTTGCTTGGGGGAGAAACCACGAAAGCTGGTCGGTGGGCTACTTTATTATAAATGGCGATACCGCCAGAGAGGATGTCTGGAATGAGCTGACAGATTTTTCCCGGCGTTATTTTGAGCATTCGTCCGGCGCTATGCTGCCAATCTCCCGTTTTGCCATTGACAGCGGTTTTGCAACGCAACAGGTTTATAATTGGGTACGCAAACAACCGCTGAATTTTGCAATGGCAGTCAAAGGAACAGACAGCGGCGTTACACCGTTAGGTCTTCCGACTAAGGTTGACCTTAATATCAATGGTAAAAAACTTCGCCGAGGGGCTAAGGTTTGGACAGTCGGAACTTCCATTCTTAAGTCTGAATTATATCAATTTTTGAGGTTGACTCAAAATGAAGACGAGAGCTTTCCGGCCGGATATTGTCATTTTCCCAAATATGACAGCGAATATTTTAAGCAATTAACTGCGGAACAATTAGTCACTAAAATTGTCCGAGGCTATCAGAAAAGGGAATGGCAGAAAACCAGAGAACGAAACGAAGCGTTAGATTGCCGTATATATGCCCGAGCTGCCAGTATCTGCTTTGGCATAGAACAGTTCTCCGAAACAAAATGGCGCAATCTGGAAAAAACTCTAATTCCGGAAAAACAGGAAACAGCGGAAATACCGGTAAAGAAAAAAACTAAAATTAGCTTTTCACCCAACATAGTCAAAGCGCAAGACCCATATTTATAAGGATTTAAGATGACAAAAGTTGAAATTTTACAAAAACAGCTAGAGGAAGCGGAACAGGCATACCATGAGTTAATGATTGGTGCACGCACTGTTAGCGTTAATGTTGAGGGTGTCGGTTCTACGTCATACGCTCAAGCCGATTCCTCCAAGCTGAAAGAATATATTTTGTACCTACAAGCAGAAATTGGAAAAGCTAAGGGACTGAAAAATCGTAAGGTTATCAAAGTGAGTTTTTAACTATGGATGACACAAGTTATAAAGGCGCGTCTTTATCGGCTAAGGAATTGCTGAGCTGGCGGCCGTTACGACATTCTGCGGATATGGAACTGGATGGGGAGTTATCGACTCTTGTTGCCCGTTCGCGAGATTTAATCCGCAATAATGGTATTGCCAGCGGGGCAATACAAACTCTTGTTGACAATGTTGTCGGTAACGGCTTAAAGCTCGTTTCAATTCCAGACCACAGAATTTTGGGATTAGATATTGATTATCTGGAAGAATGGGCGCGAAAAGTTGAGAGCTTATGGAGAATATGGGCAGAAAGCCGATTTTGTGATGCAGCTCGAAAGCTTAATTTCAATTCTCAAACGGCCTTAATTTTTCGTTCTGTCATTGAAAATGGGGAAGCCCTCGCCCTTGTTTTATGGCGGGAAACAAAAGATTGTCCGTTTGCAACATGCCTCCAACTCGTTGAGCCTGATAGGTTATCAAACCCTGATTTTAAGCAAAACAGTGAATTTTTACGCGATGGTATCGAAATTAATCAGTATGGAGAAGCTGAGAATTATTGGATAAGCAAATATTATCCCAATGACTATTACTACGGTCAGGGTGCCAATACATGGCAAAAAATTGCAGCTCAAACACCTTTTGGACGGAAGTTGATTTTACATGTTCATCACCCGGAGCGTATTGGGCAAAATCGAGGTAAACCGCTTTTTACTTCAATAATGCCGCTTTTTAAGATGTTAGACCACTATGAACGTTCGGAATTAAAGGCTTCAGTCGTTAACGCCATGATTGCGGCATTTATTGAAACTCCAATGGACAGTGAATCAATCGCCGAAATGTTTGGCGAATCTGTAGATGATTATCTGGAAAAACGCAAAGATTGGAGCGTTAAGCTTGAGGGTGGTTCAATAATTCCAGTATTTCCCGGAGATAAAGTATCGGCTTTTACTCCCAGCCGTCCAAATTCCAGCTATGCGGCTTTTGTTGAAAATGTACTGCGCCATATTGGAACCGGTCTAAATATCCCGCTTGAGCTGTTAATGAAAGACTTTTCAAAGACAAATTATTCATCTGCTCGGGCGGCTCTGATTGAAGCATGGCGCTTTTTCAATGGACGCCGAAGTTGGATAATTAACTACTGGGCTAAACCAGTTTTCGAACTATGGCTTGAGGAAAGTGTAAACAGGGGGCTTATTGAAGCCCCTAATTTTTACGAAAAGAAAGCAGCTTGGTGCCGATGTAAATGGATTGGTCCGGGGCGTGGCTGGGTTGACCCGGTTAAGGAAGCCCAAGCCTCACAAATTCGCATGGAATCCGGTTTATCAACCTTAGAAGATGAATGTGCCTCACAGGGATTAGACTGGGAAGAAGTTTTAATGCAAAGAGTTCGAGAACTCAAACGTATGAGAGAGCTTGGGCTTAGCACTTCCGGCGATGGCAATATGCAACTCATTAACCAAGAGGAAAATACAAATGAAAATATGGAACAAAATAACCAACGAACCGTGGGCAACGACGAGTGATACGCTTGAAAATATAATAAATATAGCCAAGCGACAAAATACCAACCCGGCAGCCATTGCAGCGCAGCTGGGAAGAAAATTGCAAAATACTTATGCTGTCTCTGTAAGAAATAATGTCGCAATTATTCCCATTCATGGCCCGCTGTTTCGTTATGCTAATCTTTTTACACTAATCAGCGGCGCGACTTCTTATGAACTTTTAGCCAGAGATTTTAATTCTGTATTGGCAGATGAAAGTGTAAAAGCGATTCTGTTTGATATCGATAGTCCCGGCGGAGAAGTCAACGGCTGTTCTGAATTGGCGGACATGATTTATAATGCACGAGGCAAAAAGCCTATAATTGCTTATGCTTCCGGGAGTTGTTGCAGTGGAGCTTATTGGATAGCCGCAGCTTGCGATGAAATTATCGTAACAGATACTGCGTTGGTTGGTTCTATTGGGGTTGTCGCTGTTTATGAAAAAGAAGACGGTGAAAACAAAATTGAAATTGTTTCCTCTCAAAGCCCCTTGAAACGTATCAATCCGGAAACTTCTGAGGGATTGACTCAAATACAGTCTCGCCTAGATGCATTGGCAGAAGTTTTTATCAATAAAATTGCAGTTTATCGTGATGTCTCAACCGAAACTGTAATCAGGGATTTCGG